ACGTTTCTTACTACTGGGGTGTCAAGTTCGAGAGAGCCAGCACTTCTTCGACAGCCTCTTCTACAGACGTTCTCAACTCGAACGTCGTCGGAGAGAAGAACACACTCATCGAGGCATACACCAAATTCGTTGGAATAGAGAAGCTCGATGCACTTGTCACAGGATCAAACGTCGACACGCTGAACAACAATAAGTTCAGCCTCTCAAATGTCGCCTTCTATAACGGTTCTGTTCTGGACCTCACTAGCTCAGTCAACAACCACATGAAGCAGGCAGCATACATCAGGAACGCGCAGCTCGACAGCACTAATTACACTTGGGACGAGAACGGTCGCAAGAGAGTCACCTTCGCGACTCTGCTCGCATCTGGATCGGCTGCAGACTTCAACAGGTTCTCTGCTTATGCTAAGTTCACGAACTTCATGTACGGCGGATTCGACGGCACCAACTTGCTCAACAGAGACTCACGTCGTCTCAACGACAAGTCGGTCTCCTTTGAGACCGGTGGCGGAGCTTCCTCAAACAACGGAATCGGAGGATTCTCCTCCAATCCATCGGGTCAGAACGTCAGCAACAACGGCGTCGCTTCTTACCTCACAGCTGTCAACATTGCTACGGATCCTCTCGAGGCCAACAACAATCTCCTCGCGATACCAGGCATCAGAGAGTCATACATCACAGACCAGACGATGGCGAAGGTCCGCGACTACGGTCTCTCGATGTACGTGATGGACATTCCGTCGTACGACGACGACGGCAACAGGATCTATGACGACTCGACTGCAAAGCCGAACGTCAGCCAGACATCGAACTTGTTCGACAGCAGGTCGATCGACAACAACTACGCTGCGGTCTACTATCCTGATGTCTTCATCGACGATGCAACCAACCGCCGTAAGGTGAAGGTCCCAGCATCAGTCCCCGCCCTCGGGGCCTTGGCTTTCAACGACAGAGTCACATATCCGTGGTTCGCACCCGCAGGATTCAACCGTGCTGCTCTCGACTTCGTCAGCAACGTCGCAGTGAGACTCGGCGGAGCAGACAAGGATCGTCTCTACGAATCACGCATCAATCCGATCGCCTCCTTCCCGAGACTCGGCTACGTGATCTACGGACAGAAGACCCTACAGATCAACAAGTCGGCCCTCGACAGGGTCAACGTTCGCAGGTTGATGCTTGAGATCAAGAGGATCATCATAGACATCGCGCAGAAGATGGTGTTTGAGCAGAACACCCCTGCAGTTCGTAACAAGTTCGTTGCGGACTCATCCTTCCAGCTCGGTCTCATTCAGGCACAAGCCGGCGTAGAGGCCTTTCAGGTCGTGATGAACGAGTCGAACAACACACAGGAAGACGCAGATCTCAACCGACTCAACGGTCGAATCGTCGTGGTCCCGACCCGTGTGGTGGAATACATCGCGATCGACTTCATCGTCACAAATAGTGGCGTGCAATTCGTCTGAAATTCGCCTTTAGACACATAGTTAGAAACAAATTGATTGGAGCAGATAAATGGCACAACTGAAATTCGGAAGCGCGGGCGTGACGGCAAGGGAAATAGACATCTCGGGACCGACCACGCAACAGCCAGTCGGGGTACCAGCTGGTATCGTGGGAACCTCGCTCAAAGGCCCCGCGTTCGTACCAGTAACGGTCGGAAATCTGTCTGACTGGTATTCCAAGTTCGGTCAGACCGACGGTAAGAAGTTTGGTCCTCTTGCCGTCGTCGAGTGGCTCAGAAATGCACAGTCTGTGACCTATCTCAGAGTTCTCGGCGCCGGTGACGGTAGGATGAGAGACTCTAGTGATGGCAACAGGGTGGCACGAGCGGGATTTGTCGTCGGTAACAAGCTTCCCGACTCAGACGGCGTGATCACATCAAATCCAAATGCCAACGCAAATGGAGACCTTGGAAGAGTCTACTTCCTCGGATGCCTCATGTCGGAGTCTCTCGGCTCCACAGTCTTCAGTGAGGCAGGAATACAAGGAGCTGGAGCCACTCCGACAGTTGCAGCATCGTTGCCTGTCCTCAGAGGCGTCGTCATGGCTCCTTCCGGCGTTCTCCTTCGTCTCTCGTCGTCTGTTGATGGTAATTCCTCACCTCCTGCAGGAACTTCAGTTGGTTCCAATTCTTCTGGCACGGTCAGAGGCTCAGCGCTCGGAAGTGTCGTCCTCAGCGATGGATCGACACCTAAGCAAGAGTTTATTCTTTACCTCAACGGTCACAAAGGAACAGACGTTAAGTATCCGAACGTCATAACGGCGTCTTTCGATCCTCTCTCCAACAACTACTTTGCTAAGACACTCAATACCGATCCATTTAAGATCCAAGAGGCAGGTCACTACCTCTACGCAAACTGGGACATCCATCCGACACTCGCGGTCGTCACCGGCGCCGGCGTAGTACAGAACGTCTCAGGAGCAGTCGCTGCAAATAATTACGCAGAGCCCTCTGCTTTCCTCCTCACGTCTTCGCTCGGAAGAGACAATGGCAGCTCGACTGTTCCTAACTATGAATCGTTCGAAGACAGGTTCTCACACGCTGTGTCGCCCTGGATCGTCTCTCAGAAGTTCGGCGGAACAGCTCAGAACCTCTTCAGGCTCCACTCCCTCGACGACGGTTCCAACGTCTCTAACCTCTTTAAAGTTTCGATAGAGAACCTCAACGTCTCAACAGATCCTCTCAACAAGTACGGATCGTTCGACGTCGTCCTCCGTTACTGGTCCGATAGAGACCAGGACAAGAAGCAGCTTCCAAAGGAGACCTTCAGGGGTGTCAACCTCGATCCTTCTTCGGATCGCTACATTGCAAAGGTCATAGGCGACGTTCACGCTTACTTCGACTTCGATCGTGAAGAATCAGAGCAGAAGCTCGTGGTCGAGGGCAACTACGAGAACAGGTCCAACTACGTGAGAGTCGAAGTCCACCCAGACGTCGCCAACGGATTCACGCCTGTAGAAGCCATTCCTATGGGCTTCAGAGGAGTAGATCACTTGGTCACCTCGGGTTCAACGCCGCTTCAGGGACTCTCTTCTGTCCTCACTCAGGCACTTGAGTCAACCTCCACAGGAGCAGGACTCGTCTCCAAGCGTCTCGTCACTCCTCCTCTGCCCTTCAGACGCAAGTTAACATCTTCTGAGGAGTGGACTGCAACCGAACAGGTCAACTCAAAGTTCTACTGGGGCGTTCAGTTCGAGCATCCTGAGGCACTCAAGAAGAAGAACGGAAGCATCCTTCCCAACGACTCACTCAAGTCGTTCGCGAAGTACTTCCCCAACTTCGTGACAGGTGAGGCATCATTCTCGACCGGCAGCAACGCAGGTCAGGCAGACACTGAACAGTTCGGCGTCGTGGACTCCGACAGATTCTGCAACAACTTCTTCTCTCTCGAGAACATCCAGGTCGTCACAGGTTCCAATGGCCTCGCCGATCCGAACAAGTGGGTCAACGCCGTCTACGCTAGAAACGGCGCAGTCACGAGCACGGACACGAGCAAGTTCCTCACAGCAGCTGATGCAAGCAAGGTGAGAGGATTTAAGACGGACGACATCAACTCCAACAGACAGTTCGCCAAGTTCACATTCTTCCTCCAAGGCGGATTCAACGGCGTCAACATCTTCGACGAGGACTCAGCAGAGATCAACAACAACTCTGTGTCCGCCGACATGTCGTCTAACGCCGGAAGAGGTCTGCAGGACGGTGCATCTGTGAGGACCTACCTCAAGGCCCTCGAGGTGATGAAGAACACGACAAACGTCGACATTCAGCTCCTCGCCATCCCAGGCATCCGCGAGCCGATCGTCACCGACGCTGCGACGCTCGCGGTCGAGGAACGTTTCGATGCTCTGTACGTCATGGACATCGAGCAGCAGGACGAGATGGGCGACGAAGTCAAGACCGACACGCAACTTCCCTCGGTCCTCAACAGTGTCAACCAATTCGTCAACCGCTCGGTGGATTCATCCTTCGCGGCCGCCTACTTCCCCGACGTGCTCTACAGGGATCCGAAGGGCGTCAACGTCGTCGCTCCTCCGTCGGTCGTCGTGATGGGTGCTCTCGCCCTGAACGACAGACTCGGACACCCGTGGTTCGCTCCCGCAGGATTCACGAGAGGCGTCCTCCCAGAAGACGCCCTCGAGCCCCGCGTCAGGTTGTCGCAGGGTGACATGGACTCCCTCTACGACAGGTCCATCAACCCAATCGTCGCCTTCCCAGGAACAGTCCGCAGCGGAACCAACCCCCGCGGCGGCGTCGTGGTCTGGGGACAGAAGACGCTCCAAGTCGCGGCGTCGGCACTCGACAGGGTCAACGTCCGCCGCCTCCTCATCGACATCCGTCGTCAGGTCCGCGAGATCGCCCAGACGGTTCTCTTCGAGCCGAACCGTGAGGCAACCCTCGCACGCTTCTCGGCGGCCGTCACACCACGCCTCCAGAGGATCCAGCAGCTCGCCGGCCTCGAGAGATTCAAGGTCGTGATCGACTCCTCGACGA